CAAAGCGCAGGTGCCAACGCTGTTCTTCTCCGCCGATACAGACACAGCGACAGTAATGATTCGCGCTGCTGCACACCTATCGGGCCATAGCCAGTTGGCTGTGGAACAGAACATAGAAAAAAGAGCTGACTATTATTCAGCACACTTAGTCAACACATCACACATTCAATGGGTCTTTGATTCAAGTCCGTCTCTTGATGATATTGAGATGGAGATTAAAGCCTATGTTGAACTCTATGGCATAGCACCAGAGTTGATTGTCATAGATAACCTAATGAATGTTGCTGCTGAGACAGACAATGAGTGGGCAGGGCTACGTGCAATTATGATGGAGTTGCACGATATGGCACGTAAGACAGAGGCTTGCGTCTTAGTACTCCATCACGTATCAGAACAATCAGAGTATGGTTCTCCTATGATGCCACCACCTAGACGTGCTATCCACGGAAAGGTCAGTCAATTGCCGAGCTTAATGCTCACACTTGGCTACGATCCATCGCAAGGTATATTGCGTGTAGCATCAGTAAAGAATCGCTTCGGTCCACACTTTGCTGATGCTTCTCAATGGGCATCGCTGTTTGTAAACTTTGCTGCTTGTCAAATAGGAGATGATGATGCACAGGGTAGGGCCTACCTTCGTGCCTATGCAGAGGAACGTGGATATGGTCATATCTAAATACGCTCTAACAGTAGAAGAGGAAGCCACTTGTGTTGAAGTCGGATACCAAAGACAGAAGCCATACTTCGGTGACCCAACGAAGAACATCAATTACTCAGAGGGTGACCTATGGGAAACGTGGCAGCACGTCGTCTGCGCAGGATCAGAACTTGCATTTGCACGTATGGTCGGTAAGAACGACTTCACTCCACACTATAATAAATGGAAGTCAGAACTTGACATCCCAGGATTTGGAGAGATTCGTTATTCATTTCCACCAGTAAGAGGGATGCGTTACTCAACTAGAGATGATGATAACCTTGTCTATGTGTTGATGTCTGATGGTCTGTGTCACAAGACACGACGAGTTGCGCCTGAATGGAAAGGTCCTGAGTACACAGCTATTGGCTGGAAGCTTGGGTCTGAATGCAAGCGTGACGAGTGGAGATACAATGATAGGACTTGGTATGTACCAGTTGCACACCTTAATCCTATGGAAAGTTTAGTGTTCAATGGCTAACAAGAATGGACGCAAAGGTTCTCAGTTCGAGACAGATGTTATGAAGTGGCTTCGCGGTGCGGGAGTTATGGCAGAACGTTTGACTAAGGCTGGGGCAAAGGATGAGGGAGATATGGTTGTTATCGTATCTGGAGAAACCTACATCCTTGAACTCAAGAACAGGCAGACGCTTTCCCTGCCTGAGTTCTGGAGAGAAGCACAAGTTGAGGCGCTTAACTACGCACAGGCTAGGGGTCTTGGGGAAGTTCCTCTTTCCTACGTCGTAGTTAAGCGTCGCAACGCATCAATAGATCAGGCTTGGGTAATCCAAGACTTAACTCAATGGTTAAAGGAGAAACAGTAATGCCAATTCCAGAAGGTGTAATCACAGGTACAGATACTTGGACAGAACCAGTTGTAGAACTAGATGAAGCGATAGCAGAAGCTGATACAGAAGAAGCGACAACAGAGTATGTAGAAGAAGAAGATGATCTGCCAGAACTGTCATAAAGGCGGAGAAGAGAACACGCTTGCTCACTACAAACGTTCAGCTCAATGGCACGATAAGTGTGATGACAAGGGGTGTGTATGCCAGCACAAGACTGGTCCAGGGTACGTAAAGCGGGACGGAACAAAGGTTCCGTTGATGCAACTTCAATCCCCATAGGAACTATTGTTTCCTATTACGGTGGAGAAGTAAGAGAAGGCAAGTCAGCAGCGGTTCGTTGCTGTATACATACAGACAGTAGACGTAGTGCTGTAATGAACACGTATGACAACCTCTACTTCTGCCATACCTGCGGTAAGGGTGGCAGTTCAGTAGATGTTGTTATGCACATAGAGAATTTGGAGTTTAAGGATGCCCTCAATCGTGCAATCGAAATCACTGCTGGAAGCGGCGAACCGTTACAGTCAGGCAATAAACGAAGAGGCTCTAAAATATCTCGAAGGACGTGGAATATCTGATGTAGTTGCACACCAGTTTTCGTTGGGTGTTGTAACAGATCCAATCAACGGTCACGAAACGCACACGGGCTGGCTTTCTATACCCTACATCACAGCCAATGGTCTGTGCGTAGGCTTCAAGTTCAGACGACTAGATGATGGCAAGCCCAAGTATGGATCTCCAACAGGGCAGAAGGCACACCTGTACAACGTAGGTGACATCACTATTGATAGCTCTTACATTGCAGTATGCGAAGGTGAGTTAGATACGGTGATCTTGTCTGGTGTTGTTGGCATACCAGCAGTAGGTGTACCTGGGGTGCAGGCTTGGAAGCCACACTTTGTCAAACTCTTTGCTGGCTATGACAACATCTTTGTTATCGGTGACAATGACATCAAGGAAGATGGCACTAACCCAGGTGCTGAGTTCTCCAAGCGTGTCGCACAAGAGGTAACAAATAGTACAATAGTAACATTACCCCCATCAATGGACATCAATGACTTCTATCTGGCAAATGGTGCCGATGCAACGAAGGCTTTGTTACTAGGACAGAAGGATGAGTAGGGACGAATGGCTACAGATGGTACAGATTTTGCAGCATATGGGCTTCCAGATCCTGGAGATCAATATGGAAACCGAGACTTTGTTAGTCCGTCCTACGCCAGCAAGGTAGATGAGGCGTTTGTTGCAGATGTCTGGCGCATTATGGATCAAGCAGGCAACCTACTGGTGCGTAAGCATCACGACTACGGTCCAAAGAACATTGCTCACTCACCAGGTGGACCACTTAATGGTCTGCGTGTACGTATGTGGGACAAGATAGCTCGCATCAATAACTTACTAGACTCTGGCGTTAAGCCAAGCAATGAGTCCTTGCGTGATTCATTCATAGACCTACTGAACTACTCAGCTATTGCAATGATGGTGCTTGATGGCAAATGGCCTGAAGTTCCAGAGGCAGACTGTGACTGAGCTACATAAATCTATCTATGACATAGCACCTAGCGTTGCTAGTGCAATAGCTCGCCGCTTTCGTGGCTACGTAGAACGAGATGATGTACTGCAAGAGTGTCTTGCTTGGGCATTAACACGTAGCAAACAGTTCGATGAGATGTTAAACGAACCTAATGCAGTTCAACGTGTCATCTATGAGAAGCGTATTGGGTGGCAAATGAAACGTGCTGCTGAACGCTATGCTCGCAAAGAGAAGGCAGCCAAGTCTGGCTATCGCACAGGTGATGAAGCCTTCTACGATACAGCTATGATTGCACAGGTCTTGCCTCACGTAATCGCATCCATTGTGGATAACACAGTCTTAGAACAGGCACAGAACCTTATCAACGATGGTTCACCTAAGAAGCCTAGCGTTCCAGCAGAGGGCGGCAACCTACTTGCTACCTTGATTGATGTCAAGCGTTCATACTTAAAGCTTGAAGCAGAAGACCAGACCATACTTCGTATGCGCTACCACGAGGGACTTACCTTGCAACAGGTGGCAGGCTTACTAGAGTGTGCAGTATCTACCGCAGATCGTAGATGTACCAGCGCATTACGCAAGGTGCAGAATGGTTTGGGTGGTGACAACCCTTGGCAATGAAAGAGATTGATCTATTCTTATTCTTGTTGGATAACAAGTACCCTGACCTGCAAAAGTCAGAGGGTATCTATGACTCCTTCGATTGCATTAGTCGTGACTCAAACGCATACATAGAGTTGAAGTGTCGCAACACTCACTATCCCACGCTACTGATTGAGGAGATGAAGTACCGCAAGCTCATCACCCAGGCAGCAGAGCGAGACTTAGTTCCGTTCTACATTAACTCGACTCCAGAAGGAGTCTTTTCTTTTGACCTGATGGAAGTTCCAGAGCCTGAATGGTTTAGTCATTGGATGCCAGCTACTACTGAGTTTTCACGTTCTAACAAGGTCAGTAAGTTAGTAGGTTATCTACCTATCGAAGAGGCGGTGAAGCTCTGATGCAGTACGACTATCGTTGCCCTGATTGCAATGGTGAGATAACTATTGAGCGCAGTATCCACGAAGAACCACGTGAACCATCCTGCTTTGATTGCCATATCCCAATGATTCGTAAGTGGGACTCACCTGCTATTACCTTCAAAGGCAAGGGCTTCTACACCACCGACAAGTAAAGAACCCCACCGCGAAAGCTTAACGGTGAGGTTCTTGTTACTCGGAAGAGGTGAGCAGATCAAACTGTATCAGTACCATCCTCTTCTGTCGCTATGTTGGAGAGCGCGACACGCAGATTTTCGGTAGCGGTGGTCAAGATATCGTAAGCCGTGAAGGATTTGTAGCGCAGGTTCTCCACTACGTTCTCTAAGGAGTTGAGCAATTCCGTAAGCTGTGCTTCTTGGGTTATCAGCGAGGTGGTCAAACCTGCTCTCACGGGTCCATAGGGTGACGAGACATCTGATCTGTTGCTGATTGTATCCGAGTGCTCTGGCGTAACTAACTGCAAGTGCCTTGTTCTCACGCTTCTCCTCCATCGTTGCCTTGGTTCGTTCCTTTATTAAGACTTTCTTTGAGGACAGGCTTACCTCGTCCGTCTGCTGTGCGGATACGAACACCGACAACAGGAATAGTATTACCGTCAATGTCAATCCACGTCTTGCCTTCTTGTTCATCTGTCTTCTTCTCCATTTCAAGCAACTGCTTATAGGTATCAGGGTAAAGATGAGCAAGGCGCACTAGCGCACGGTCTCTTGCCCTTCTGTAATTGCGTTGGCGCACCGCTTGGTTAGCAGCACCACGCAACCTCTTATTTGTTTCCATTGTTAGTCTTGTCCTCCCATACAATCAAAGCATAAGCTATTAGCATCACAACAATTAAGCCTAGAACAAAGGTCATTGCACACCTGCCAACACAGCGTGAACAATCTTTGTGATGTCAATGGGTTCAATGATAAGGCGAGCATCCTCTTCCCCTGCCTCCCAGCAGGACACCAACAGGCGTGAGTTCAAGGGTGATTGGCGTAGCCATTGGACTGCGCTATGCGGGTCTTCCCCTCCCCATACTGCGTTGCCTTCCTCGGTTGCTATCTCATAGAAGTTTACCAGCTTGTTCTTTGGGTGGAATCCCACCACGTTGTCAGTTGTCATCTTCTCCTCCTTTGTTGAATGTATCTACCATTGACAGGGCGTGAACCATACGCATCAAGTTCATCCCCGCCTCCTTCTCTGTCTCTTCATCTTCAATCTGTATCAGCGCAAGGTCACGACACAAGCTTGCCTTTGCTTTCCAGTAGTCTACCGTAGGTTCAGACATTAGTTTCCTCCTTCAATACTCGACCCTTAAACTCACTTGAAATTACTTTGCTTACATCTTCATTACCTAACAGGATGTCCCAGTCCCACGCCTTGGGGTCACCGTCATAGGTTTCAATCTCAATGGTTACTAACCACTTATCCTTCACTCTCTTCCTCCTCTTTTACTAGGTCGTTGATCGTCTTCTCTACCTTGTCCGTTGGTAGTTGAATCTTAGATAGCGCCTCGCCTAACGCCGTGCGCCAGTTGCTACCGCTACCCGTTGAGAGTCGCTTCGGTTCTTCCCCTGCAAAGTCCCATAACTCCACATCAAAGCTTTTGTTTGCGGGTGCAATCACTACTGTAAAAACAAACTGCGCCATCTTCTCCTGCTCACTCATTTTCTTCTCCTTGTGGGTATGCTCCATTGGCTACATTCATCACGTCTATTGCCTGTTTCAACTGTTCGATCAACCCTTCTTCTGCGGGTTCGTACTCTCCGTCTCCTAAGTAACCACTAGACCATTCGTTGGTATCGTAGTTATAGATAGTTCCTTCTTCAAAGCGAGCCTCCTCTACCGAGGCATCCCACTTCCAAGCTTTTGTTTTCTCGCTGTAACTAACCACAAAGTGGTGTTCTTTACTCATCCTCTTCTCCTTTGTGCATCATCTTCTCTAACCAATACGCCACGGTGACGATTGGAATACCGTATACTAACAGCAAACCCCACAAAACTACCGCATCATTCATTAACAAGAAGCCCTCCTGCTAGTAACTCTCCTTCTTTGCTGTACTCAGCATCACAATTTCCGCAGTACATAGCCCCGCAATCACACTCGTGGTCATCCGTATCCATTGAGTACAGTTCCTCGCTCTCGCATTGTGTGCACTTGTCCATTACTCCTCCTCCTTTGGGCAGTCCTTGTAAGGGTTCTCTTGTCCCTCGTTGTCTTCGCAACTGCACCAGCCAAACTTCTCTAACTGCGTCTCGTGAGTCAAGTTCGCAAGGTCGCTCCAGTACATTACCTCTTCCATTACTTGCCCTCCTTCTCTGCGATCATCTGACCTGTTCTAATCCCTGCTATCAGGCTTCGCAAGGTACGCTCTGCCTCCGCCTTGGTGCCTCCTAGGTAGTCGCTGAAACCGCGTGGCTCCCAGTGTCCTGAGCCGTACTTGCTCCCTCCTGTAAAGAAGATTCTAAAAGCTCTTCCGTAAGTCTTGCTACCTGCCTGAAGGACTAGGTGCGGGCGCTTGTTTGATTCGTAAGTCGCCTCCACTTCCTCCCCTTCAAATAAGGGTTTAACCAACTCCTCCAACACGCCAACCAAACGGCGCAGATCTTCCATTGTTGTTTGCATCACTTCTCCTCCACTTCGTAAACATCTAGGTCATCAAGGAAGAACCCTTTTAGTTCTTCGTCAATCTCACAATCAAGGGTCGCATCTTGTGCAATCTGCTCGCCGTGTTCATCATTTATGGCACTCAGCGCCTCTTCTTTGGTGCTGTAAGTCTTCTCCTCGTAGTAGGTAAAGTTCTCTTCTCCCGCCTCGTTATAGAAGACCGCCTTTATTGCCCACCTGCTCATTCTTCCTCCTCCTCTGTATCGGTGCAGAACTCCTTGGTGAACCATTCACGGGAGGCTTCTTCTGCGTCCTCGTACCCGTAAAGAATCGTAAAGACGGGGGAGGCTTCTTCTAGGTACTTACTCCAAACGCTTTCAATCGTCACGCCTTCCTTTATCTTGTACGCCTCCCCTTCTGCGGTGTAGTCGTCCAAGTAATCCAAGAAGCAAGCGTAAAGGTAGGCGTCTGCAAACTTAGGGCGCCCGTGCTCCTCGTGGTAGGCGCTCAGCGCCTCGTGTAGTTCCTTGATGTTCATAGTCCGTGCTCCTGTTCTACTTCTAGAAGTTCTGCAATAAATCGAGTGACCTCCTGCGGGCGGTTAGCGTACTCAGTCAGAGCCTCGCCTAGTTTGCCGAGTTCTACATAGCCCAGTTCAAAGCTTGGGCGCTCCCAGTTTGCGAGGGGCATCTCTTCCCCGTACATCTCCTCCGTGTAACCGATTAGGTCGAGGAACTTACGAAATGGGCTGAAGTTGTTGTAATTGCTCGCCCAGTGATACAACTCGCCCACGTTCTCGGCGTAGGTAGGAGTCGCCTCCTGCAACCAAGAGAGGGCGCCCTCCTCTCGTAGTGTTTGGTCGTTCTTGGCGCAGTCAGTGCATCCGCTTGTGCGGTCTCCGAGGTGGATTGTGGTCATTTGCTTACTTCCCTTCGCAGTCTGCATAGACGGGTTCAGTGACCCATTCGCCGTTTGGCGCGTTCTGGTAGGTGATAAGTTGCTGAGTCTCACCCGTGGCGCATCCTTGCGCCGTTCCTAGTGTTGCCAACATTGCCACGATTAGGGCGAGGAATACGCCCCCGACCGCTAGGGTCGCCTTTGTTGCTGTGTCCATTAGTTCACCCCGCAAGCGACCAAGAAGCGTCCACAATCAAAGCGTGGGTTGTCGTTGCTGAGTCTTAAGGCGAGGTCGTAGGCGATATTCTTGGCACCTGCCAAAGATTCCTCTTCTTCAAACTTTATGGACATTTCAATTTGGGTCTTGATTACTTCAGCGATTAGGACGTAATCTTTGCGTGTCATTCTTTATTCTCCTCTTAGGTTAATTCAAGTCGTGCGACCTGATGAGAGAAATGTATACGGGCGTCTACCGTATGTCTATTCCATTTGGCATTTATTTGGTTACAGTTTCATAACTTTCAGCGGGGGATTTGCTGGGTGAAACCTGAGAACGGCAGAGGGTAGCCGTGTCGATATGTCGACAATTCAAGGACAGTTGCAAGGGGTCAATGGTTGAATGTTCAACTACTTTCGGCGGGGCTGGGTCGGTGGATTGCGATTATTAAATCCGTTGGTCGGGTTGTTGGTTGGTCAGTCGGTCACCGATACGGGGGCGCGAAACCTTGCCGAAAGGTGAGCGAGCCCTCTCATTGGAGATAGCGGTACGGTACGGGCAAGGCAGACGGTACGCCCGCCAAAAGACGAGCCGACGCGAAAACAAGACCCCTAGGTGTTAAGTTATGTACGGTAGTACTGTATGTACCCACTACAAATATATTTCCTAAAGTGAACCAGATCACTTATTAATGTCCTATTTTGTACCGTATTTATAGTGACGTTAGTCACATTATTAAAATACTTTATACCATAGGCAGGAAATGAACTTTTTTTCCTGCCTTATATACAGTAGGGGCGGTAATTGTGATAGCCCCGTACCGACTCGCTACGGTTACCCTACGCGAGTCCCTAGGACGAGCCCTGACTTACCCCTCGCTACGCTGTAGCTTGCTCGGGAGCTTACGGTAACTGATGTCGTGCCAAGCACGACTTTTAATCGGGTGTAGTCTACCTATAACCCAATGAGATACTGGAGATCCAATGGCTGAGAACTCAGCAGATATAGCAAAGCGAATCATCTTAGGATGTGTAGCTGAGGGTATGACCATTGAACAAGCCTGCCTATCGGCAGGTAAGTCTATGAAGACATACGAGTACTACCGACGTACCGACAAGATCTTTACAGACAAGATTGACCGAACCCGCCTAGGGCTCAAGGACAAGCAGTTCGCCGCAGGCGATGTCCACGACATCTCATTTGCCGAGTTCCGCCAACGCTTTCTTAACTCTAAGACCTTCCCCCACCAGCAGAACCTGGTGGATATGATCGAAGGCAAAGAACCTTCTTGGCTACACCCATCGATGAAGTTTGAACCAGGGCTGGCTAACAACCGTATTCTTATTAACATCCCGCCCAACCACGCCAAGTCCATCACAATCACGGTGGACTACGTAACTTGGCAGGTAGCCCGTAATCCTAACTTTAGAGTGCTGATAGTCTCACAGACCCAGCAACTTGCAGCCGACTTTCTCTACGCCATCAAGCAGCGTTTGACTCACCCAATGTATGAGAACCTTCAAAATGCTTATGCTGCTGGCGTAGGGTTTAACTCTAAGTCTGCCTCCTGGCAGGCTACCCGTATCACCTTTGGTGATGAGCTTCGTGAGTCCTCTGAAAAGGACCCGAACATTGAAGCCGTTGGTATCGGCGGTCAGATCTACGGCAAACGTGCCGATATGATTATCGTGGACGACGCGGTTACTCTGAAAAACGCCAATGAGTTTGAACGCCAGATCAAGTGGTTGACACAGGACGTACGTTCTCGTCTGAACCCTACTGGCAAATTGATTATCATTGGTACCCGCGTTGCAGCAGTTGACCTCTATAGAGAGCTGCGTAACCCAGACCGCTACCCAGGTGGACTCGTGCCGTGGAAGTATCTGGCAATGCCAGCCCTATTGACAACGGACGAGGACCCTGACAAGTGGGAAACCCTCTGGCCTGCATCCGATGCTCCATTCGATGGGCAAGAAGAATCAGATTTGAATGAGGATGGACTATACCCAAGGTGGAATGGTCGTAACCTTTACAACGAACGTCAAGCTATGGATGCCTCTACGTGGGCGCTTGTCTATCAACAGCAAGACATCTCAGATGATGCCATCTTTGATCCAGTATGTGTGCGAGGTTCTATAGATGGTATGCGTAAAGCAGGTCGGTTGGTTCCTGGTAACCCAGGCCATCCGCGTGATGTTAATGGCTTTTCTTTTATTTGTGGTCTTGATCCCGCTATGGTTGGTGATACAGCCGCCGTTTGTTACGCTGTTGATCGCGTTACACATAAACGTTATATCGTGGATGCTATTAAAATCACTAGGCCAACGCCTGCTCAGATACGTCAGCTAATCTTTGACTGGACTTCACTCTATAGTCCTAGTGAATGGATTGTAGAGAAGAACGCATTCCAATCTTTTTTAACTCAGGATGAAGGTATCCGTGCAAACTTGGCCTCTCGAGGAGTGTTACTGCGGGAACACCATACTGGAAACAACAAGTGGGACTCAGGCTTTGGTGTTGCATCAATGTCAACTCTGTTCGGGACCAAGCAGCACGATGGTAAACACCACAGAGACAACCTTATTCACTTACCTTCTGACCAAACTGAAAACATTAAGGCGCTCATTGAGCAACTAATTACCTGGTCGCCAACGACTAAAGGTAAAACCGATATGGTAATGGCTCTTTGGTTCTGTGAGATCCGCGCACGTGAGATGCTCAACCAAGGTATACACGCAACACATCATATGAAAAACCCTTTCCTGTCTCGTTATGAACAGGGCAAGCGAATGGTCATCAACATAGATGAACTACTTGCAGAAAAAGATCGCACATTTATCTAAGGAGAAATCTTGTTATCAACTAAAGAGGTCGCAGCGAAGGTAGCACGGCTACAAACACGCTACGCCGCACGTGACCAGAGAATGCGCGATGTGCTCTCTGTACGTCAAGGTGATATCTCCAAGGTATACCCTGCGATGTTTTCTGAGGAATACCCAAAGCCCTTAGTTGCTAACTTCGTAGATGTAGCAGCACGTGACTTAGCAGAGGTAATGTCACCTCTACCATCATTTAACTGTGCAGCTACCAATATGGTTTCAGACTCAGCTCGCAAAGCTGCAGATACTCGCACCC